CCCTGGACGTTCCCGTGTGCGTTGTCGAAAAGATTCACCCCGTCGCTCATGGCCGGGTTCGTATACAGCAGCTCGTACGGCAGTGCGGCAATCGTTCTCTTTGCCGCCGCGCCAAGCTCCCTCATCACGTCGCTGAACACCGAAAGATCGTCATTGATGATGGCCTGACGGGTCAGTCCGAACATCTGCCCGAAGGTCCCGATCTTCACGGTCTCCGCGTGCTCGACACGCTCCGTGAACTTGTACTCCTCGCCCTCGATCAGGGACGGCAGCCGCCCGAATGCGCCTATCCCGACCAGGGTCTGCGGCTTGAAGTCGGGAACGCTGCCTACACCGCACCACTGCGTCCACGACTCCGGCGCGTCCTTCCAGCCTTCCAGAAGTGCCTTATTCGCGATTGCGCCACAGATGTACGGGAAATCAGACGTGCTCATGGCGCGGGAAAGCCACGCCATCGGCTCGCCCCTGCGGTTGTCACCGGCGCGGGCGAGGCAGCGATCCGCGATCATCAGGAAGCTCATCCCCGCATAATCGTTGCGTTCGTCGTTGTCCGTGTGAAGCCCGGACCTCTTGCTCATGCCGTCTATCACGGCCTCGCGGAACTTGTCGCGCTCGTCAACCTCGACATGCGCCGAGGACACTTTCGTTGCAGCCTGCTTCGTCGCAATCTCGTTGAGGATGGCGGTGCGAACGTCGTTGATGTTCGAACCCTCCTCGATGAACTTCACCGCGTCCACGCCGTGACGGGCGCAGACCTCCATGATTTCCCTGATACGCTCGCGCTCGCTGCGGGTTCCCTCGCTGCGGGCCTCGTCCACGTTCACCACATTCATGTCTTTGTCCACTTCTTGACCTCCTATCTCAATCCCCGGCTCCACGTCCGGCTCGTCCAAGTCCACCGCTCGCCCCACGCCGACAGTTGCGTCCGCAGGGACGGACACGATGGAAATTTCCAGCGGCTCCCACTTGACAGCCGTCTCTCTGTCCAGCGCCCCGTCATCGCCCTTTTTCAACTCCCACTCGTGCACGGCATATCCGACGGACACGCCGCGCATGATGCCCTTCTGAACCTTCTGGAACACGGCCTCGCCCGCCTCGTCGTCGTCGAAGCGCAGAATGGCCTTGCCGCGCGACGTGTCCTCTATCCATGCGGATTCCACTACGCCGACAGGCAGCGTGCGGCTGTCGTGATTGACTAGCACCACGCCAACGTCCGTCAGGCGTTTCAAGTCGATTGCGCCTTTCTCGTGAGACAGCACCTCCTCGTAGTACTTCCCGTTCCAGAAGTCATACCGCTTGTAAGGCGCATCACTGGAAAAAGAGACCTCGACAAGGCGTTGCTCCCTGTCGAGGTCTCCGTCAATCGTCATTTCGCGGTACAGTGTGTCCTTGCGCCGTTCCTCCGGCGGCTTGCCCCTTGCCGCTCCGAGCGGCTTTCTTGCTTCCGTCATGTCATACCCCCTTGCTCGTATTCGCCGCGCCAGCGTCCTCCTCAGCCGTCGCGTCCAGCTCCTGCGGCGGCAATGCGCCCAGCTTCACGCCCAACTCCTCCGCGTACCGCTGCTCTCGTGCCCGCTGCCGCAATACCTCCTGCCAGTCCAGCCCCTTGGCCCCGCATATTTCCTCCAAGGTGGTCGCCCCCACCTCCATCGCCTCGCTCGCGGCCCGGACCTCCTTCAGCGGGTCCACCCACTCCCAGCCTGGCGTAATCCATCTCGCGCCCACGTACCGCTCGCGCTTGCCGTGGAAGTCCGCCACCTTGAGCAGCCCCGCCAGCACAATTGACTCAACGAAAGTCTCCCAGACGGGGCGGCAGAAGTGCTCGACCATGTACCGCTGGAAGGTGGCGAAAGTCTTCCGGTCCTCTAGATGCCCCTGTCGCGCCGACGAATAGTTAACCTGGCTCATGTCCCGGCTTGTCACTTCGTACGACGCGCCGAGACCGGAACTGATGAGCCGCTGTTGCAAAGACAAAAAGTCCGCCGCCGTTGCCTGCGGATGGTCAGGCTTGGCCTCCACCACGTCTTCGCCAAGCCCCAAGTACTGAATCATGCCGGGCACAATCTCCTGCACCGGGTTCCCGTCGCTGCCGGTATCCATGCGCCCGATGAACCCGCCAGGGTTGTTCTTGCGGATGAAGATCGCGAAACACGCCGCGATTCTAGCTGCCATCAACTCCGCGTCGATGAACTCTTTCGAGTCTTTTATCCGCTGCATAATAATGGCCAGCTCGCTGACACCGTGTATCTGCGCGGCCCGCCGCCGGTCGAACAGGTGTATCACCTCTCCCGCATCTACGCGGACGGCGTCTTTTGTCAGGTCCATCGGGTCAGGCCGGAACCAATACGCCACCGGGCGCAGATACTCGTCAACCTCTACACCTTGATAGACTTTATTCGCGCCGTTCTCGTCGATCATCGTGTCGAGCTGGTCCGTCTCGATGACCTGCAACCGCAGCGGAAACTTCTCGCCCTTCATCCAGAGCTTGCGGACGAACACTTCACCGTCCACGATTCGCCGACGCAGAACAAGGGCCTGCATCTCCGCGAAGGACGACAGCCCGGCAACATCGCATGTTTCCGGCCGCGCCCACTCCTGCCATAGCTCCTCGACTAAATCGTTCTTCTTCTCGTCCTCCTGTCCACCACCTTTCACGATCCTCGCTTGCGGTGTAATCCCCAGCGAGCCGATAGAGTTTCTCAGTATCGCCGACAGCGCCGCCGCAGCCAGGTCCGAATTGCGCTCAAGGTCCCGCGCCCTGTCGATGAGCAACTGGCGCTCCGGCTTGTCGATCTGCTCCGGCGCGCTGCCGGTCACCGGCCTCCAGCCCCCCTGCGGACGTTCAAGGCTGGCACCGTCATACGCCGCCATACGGACTATCCACCGCGCAAGCCGCTTCATCATCTCCCCGGCCATTTCGCGTAGGCTGTCGTGCCGTAGCTCTCGCCAGCTATCTGTCCGCGCAGATAGTCGATTCGCGACTGGATAGCCCGCAGGTCCGCCCGAGTCACAATTCGTCCGCCAATCCGGTATTCCTGCGCCAGCAGGACGGCGCGCAAAGCTTCCTCGTACAGTTCAAGCTCCTCTTGCAACGTCAAATGGCCTTCACCTCCTTTCGGGCACAAAAAAAGCCGCCCCTCTCGGGACGGCCCTTATTTCGTTTATCTACCTTCTCAGCCAGCCTTGCCGGTTGCCCAGCCACGAACCCGTCGGCTGCGGGCGCGACGGCTGCTCGGGCTGCTCGGGGCTCTGTTCGTCCACCAGGTACCGCACACCGCACAACTCGGCCATTAGGCAGGCGTACACTGTGCAGTCCAAGAGGTGGTTAGGCGCGTGCTGCGACACCTTCAGCCAGACTTCCGTCTCGGCTCCCGTGCGCTTGTTGCGCTCTATCACCTTCTGCTCGGCGGTCATGTGCGCGCCCCAATACTCCGGACAATCCACCGGCACGTGCATGGCCCCCACGCTCCCCGGCGCACGGCGCAGCCGTCCGAACAGGTAGTCCTTCCAGTAGTCCGTGTCCGTGATCCATAGCTTCAGCCCGGCATAACCTTCTTTGTCCAAGTTGGACACGGTGTAGAACCGCCCCCCGAGACTGTGCGACGCGCCCTTGGTGGGCTTCAGTACGTCAGGGTGAGCCGTGCAAGCCTGGTACACCTCGTCGGTTCTGAACCCCGAGTCCACGGCGCAAAGGCGCACCTGCATCAGCTCGCCAGCCTGCGAGCGATACTGCCTGTCGATGACGATGGCCAGCAGCTCATCCCACGTCTCGGCGCGTCCGAAGTCCACCACCCATGACGTCGCACCCACGCCCCAGCCGATAATCTCCCACCAGAAGTGGTCCTTCTGCACGTCCACCCCGGCGGTCAGGAAGTGCACGCCGTGTGGGACTTCACCCAAGCGATACTCGCCAGTCTGCGCGAGAAGGTCCTGCCCCTTGACCTCCAGCCGGGTATCGCGCCACGGCTCGCCGAGCCACGAGTTGATGAAGTTGCGCAGGCGCTCGGGGTATTCCTCGCTCTCGATAAATTCCGCCGCCATCTGCCCGAAGGACACGAACGGCGAGTATATCGAGGACAGGTGATACGCCACGTGCCTCGGCGCGTCCGCCTGCCTGTCGTCCACCCAGCCGCCGCGACGAAGCATGTCCAGCTTGTCCGAGTCGTCTATCACGCCGCCGCAGTAAGGGCACTCGTACCACGCGGACACCATCGCCATCTGTCCGGCGTCGCGCAGCTTCTGCGGGTCGCCCCGCGCCTCGCGCTTGGCTTGCCGCACCTCCTCCGGCCACTTGATATTCGCCATTATCAGCTTCTGATACTCGCCGCAGTGCGGACACGGGACGTGATAAAAGCGGCGCACGTCCGCGCTCTCGTACTCGCGCCAAATTCGCCCGCGCTCTGTAGTAGGCGTGGACGCCTGGATTATCTTGCGGTTGCGGAAAGACTTCGTGCGCTCGCGCGCCAGCGATATTGGGTCGGCCTCCTCACCAGCGAACAGCGGGTATTTGTCCACCTCGTCTAGGAACAGGTAGCGGATGGGACGCGAGGCGAGGCTGGCCGGGCTGTTCGCGCCGGACAGGCAGACGTACGCACCGACGAATTGCAGTTGCAGCTTTTCCGTCCGCTGAATGTCGAGTCTGTCGCGTAATACTTGCGAGCTTTCCACCATCGGCATGAGTCTATTCTTCGACGTGTACTCGGCAAGGTCCAGCGTCGGATACACCACCAGGCTTGATCCGGGGTCTTGCGCGATGGCGTAGCCGAGGCAGTTGTTGATAGCCTCTGACTTGCCGACCTGCGCAGCCGTGCAGAGCGTGACCGTCTCAACTGTCGGCTCGTTAAAGGTATCCATGATGCCGCGCAGGTAGGGCGCCGTGTCGGTGCGCCAGCGGCCGGGCATGGCGCTAGTCTTTAGGTCCAGAACTCTGTTTCTGTCTGCCCACTCGCTTACCCTTAGCTTTTCCGGCGGGAG